GTAGTCACAACAATATTACCTAGCACTGTGTATGCCAAAGTATTAGATGAAAATAGATTCCAGTTATTTACAAGACCTGAGTATGTCGCTACAGGTGCTGCTGTAACATTTACAGGACTCGGTGCAGGTAATTCACATAAACTCTCAATGAGAAAACAACTCACTAAAACAATTATTGGTTTAGATGGTGTTGTGCAACAACCAATCAGTTTCACTGCAATCACTCATAATTTAGGAATTTTTGATGGTTTTACACATAATAATGGTATCGGCATTGGACTTTCACAATTTGTCCTAAGTGGTATTGGTTCAGTTCAACCCACTGATTTCCTCAAAATTGATGAAGAATATTTAAAAGTTACTGAAGTTGGTTTTTCTAGCACACCTACAGGTGTGATTAATGATTCAACTGATGTATCACTTGGTATCGCTACTCTACCAGTTGTAAAAGTAGAGAGAGGGCAATTAGGTATTGCAGCAACTTCTCATTCAGCAAATGCTATTGCAAGAGTGCATAGGGGTTCATTTAATATTGTAGAAAGTAAAGTATTCTTCGCTGATCCACCAAAAGGTAATAATAGATCAAGAAGAGATGAAACTAATTTACCTTTTATTAGGGCAAACTTCAGTGGTAGAACATTCTTGAGAAGCGATTATACAACTAATATGTTGTTTGATGACATCTCTGATAATTTTACAGGTATCGGAAAAACATACTCATTGACTGTAGGTGGAGCAAATACATCATCAGGTATAGGTTTGGGTAATGGTGTGTTATTCATAAATGGTGTATTCCAAACTCCTTTAACTGTTAATAACACAGGAAATAACTATGAGTTTCAAGCAGATACGACTGCAGGTATTTCAACGGTTGAATTTACTGGTATTACATCTACAAATGGAGATTTCATTGTTTCTGAATTTGATATTAACCAAAACCAAGTTCCAAGAGGAGGACTAATTGTATCACTAGGTTCTACACCTGGAACAGGATATGCACCACTACAAGGAGCAAAAGTAAAAGCATTTAAAAATGCTGCAGGTGCAATAACAAGTGTTGTGGGCATCGCAACATCTTCAGGATTTAATTTAGGGATTCAGACTGCTGCATATGATAATGTATCTGGTATAATTACAGTCACTACGGATAAAGTGCATGGGTTTGCACTCGAAAGACCTAATACAGTTAAATTAAAAAATCTAGAATTTAGTTGTGTAGGTTATAGTGGTGTTACGACTACAATATTCCAAGATCATGAAAGACCTTTATTCTTAGTAGGAATTGTATCTGACAGATCATTTGAGGTACAAGCGGGACCTAGCACAATTGTACACACATATGTCGGAGGTGGTGAAGCATTTGAATTCTTTGAGGATCTTACATTTGGTTCGGGATATCGTGGTGGATCTGTAGCGATTGGTATAACTGACCAAGCGTATGTACATAGATTTGTAAGTGCTGGTATAAACTCTATTCGTAAAGGTAATTTTGCTGCTACAGGTTCAAACGCATTTACTGCAACTAACGCAGTGTACACTTCTTTCTCAGGAAAACTTGTTCTCACAATACCAAATCATGGATTGAGCACAAGTGATACAGTCGGTATTGATACTGGTGGATTAGTATTTAAGTGTTCAAAAGATAATTTCTTCTCTAATCATCCATATCCTCGTTCAGTATCTAAAACAAGTTTCCCTAACTCTGATCCTATCGCTGGTATTCAAACTGCAATTGTTGCAACTACAACAAATACAATTACTTTGAATGTTGGTGCTGGAGGTGGCGGTGGAACAGGTGCAGAAATTTCTGCAATAGTTGGTGCTGGTGGTACACTTGCATTTACAATAGACAATGCTGGTTCTGGATATGTAAATCCTGAGTTAATAATCCCTGAACCAAATTATGATAACTTACCAGTTATTGGTATTTCAAGGCAAGGAATTGGTGCAACAACTGATACAGGTTCTAACTTGTTAGTTGATGTAAAAGTTAGTGCAGCAAAAACCACTGTAGGTATAGGTTCAACAACATTTGAAATATCTGAGTTCGCAATAGCAAGACCAGGTCATTCATTCAAAGTTGGTGATAAATTTAAACCAGTTGGTTTAGTTACTGCTGCTCATTTATCATCACCAATACAAGAGTTTGAATTAGAGGTTGTTCAAATATTCAGCGATAAATTCTCAGCGTGGCAGTTTGGTGAACTTGATTTTATTGATACCATTAATAACTTACAAGATGGTTCAAGAACAAGATTCCCCTTATTCTTTAATGGTCAACTTCTAAGTTTTGAAAAGGATCTTAATAATGCAACTTCACAACTTATTGACTTAAATGCTGTTCTTCTCATATTTGTAAATGGTGTATTACAAGATCCTGGTTCTGCTTATACATTTGAAGGTGGAACTACTTTTGAATTCATTGAAGCACCTAGACCAGAGGCAAAAGTTGATATTTTCTTCTATAAAGGTCAAGAGGGAGTAGATGTTGATGTTGCAGATATTCAGCAAACTGTTAAAATTGGTGATGAACTAAGATTATTTAAACATCCCATAGGATTTACAACATCACAAACTGCTGAAAGAACAGTAAAAGAGTTACTTGGTGCTAAATTAGTTGAAACTGATATCTATACAGGTCCAGGTATTGATGAGAATAATAATAAACCTATTAGATGGACAAAACAAAAAGTTGATATTGTATTGGGTGGTAAGAAAATTGATAAATCGAGAGAAATTCTTGAACCACAAATTTATCCAACTGCAAAAATCATAGGTGATTTCACAACATCTTCTGGTGAAGGTAGTACAAATGGTATATTTGTTGATGATGCTGAAGTATTTTTCTACGAAAAAGGAGATCATTTAAGTGCAAGTAATCCCGATGAAACAGATGGTGATTACAATCTTGCATTTAATACAGTTGATGCACTAGTAACATCTGGTGAAATTAATGTTGGTGCATCTGCAACAGCGATTGTATCATCTGCTGGAAAAATTACTTCATTAGATATTACAAACGCTGGTAGTGGTTATGCTAATGCAACTATAAAAATAAGTGCACCACCAGTAATAGGAGTTGGAGTTGGAACAACAGCTACAGCAACAGCAACAATTACAAATGGTTCCATAACTGGTATTACAATTACAAATCCAGGTTTAGGTTATTCAAATATTACACCACCACAGGTCATTATTGATTTGCCAGAGTTCAAAATTGAAAAGGTTACATCAATCGATAATGTTGAAGGATTTACTGGAATTATTACGGGTATAAGCACTGTAACTAATAGTGGGCAGTCTGCACTTAAATTCTTCTTTAGAGCAGATAAGGCAGCAAATTCACTTTTAGTAAATTATCCAGTGTTTATTACAGATACTCCAGTAGGAAATGGTGTTATATCTGTTGATACTCATAACTCATCTATTGTAGGGATTGGATCTACTTTCTTAGATAATATTTACAAAGTGCATGTAGTCAACACACTTGGTGAAAACGGTGAAATAACATGTAATATTCAAAATGGACAAACCACTGGTGTAGGAGCTGGACTTACAGGCAACTTTAACAACAGCAATCCAGGTATTGCTACTCATTTAGGTCGAATTACATGGGGTAGATTGTATAATGCATCAAGAGCAAATAGTCCAATTTCCATTGGTGTAACAGGATTAACTGTTAATTCTGGTTTGACAACTTTCCCCACTATTCAAAGGAAGAACTACACTGTGGCATCTCTAAGAGGTCTAAGATCTTCAGGTGCACTCAGAGTGTTTGGACTTTGATTAAATTACCACTATAAATAAAAGGAAAAGAAAAGTTTAGATACAATGTCAGCGATTATTACTGATCAATTTAGAATCCTAAACGCTAACAACTTTGTTGAATCAGTAGAAAACACAAATAATTCATATTATGTTTTCATCGGATTACCTAACCCTGCTGGTACTTCAACATTAGTTGGGTATGGTAGGTCTTCTGATTGGAACTCAAGCACACCTGCACCCACAGATAGTTTTTCCTATCGTAAGCACACAGGTGATACAATGATGTTTGGTAAAAAAATAGCATCGTCAAATATTAGAAGAATTATAAGAAGAGTAGACTGGGTTGCTGGAAGTAGATATGAAATTTATAGAGATGATTATAGTGTAGAAAATCCAAGTCCATTAACACAAGCAAATAGATTATATGATGCGAACTACTACGTACTTAATTCCGACTTTAAAGTTTACGTTTGTATTGATAATGGATCAACGGGAGCTAATCCGCTTGGAAATGTATCCCAAGATGAACCAACCTTCACTGACTTGGAACCATCAAAAGCAGGAAATAGCGGTGACGGATATCTTTGGAAGTATCTTTTCACTGTTTCACCTAGTGACATTATTAAATTTGACTCAACTGAA